GCAATGAGTTGATGTTGCGTAATTTCAATCGTAATCGAATGCTGATTGATTTAACACAAATACCTGAAACCCTAAAACAAAGTATCATAGATACCTATGAAACTACACAGGTTCATACCAAACAAGTGTTTTTGAATTATATGATAGCAAACCGACTAACTAATTTAATTGGGTCAATAAATGAGTTCTAATCTGTTATATTCCGAAATATTCCAAGAGTTTGACAAAGCGACCACCCGTGAAGCTCGGGTTGCAGTTTTACGCAAACACGCTGATTCACGTTTTAAAGAATTTTTGATTATGGGATTAAACCCTCATGTTAAATTTGACATTCAGGCGCCACCATATCGGCCTGCGGTTGAACCCGCTGGTTTAAATTTCGCATACCTTGATAGTGAAATGAACAAGATGTATAGGTTCATCACTAATCATCCAATGAAAACAGCCATCACAACCAAGAAGCAGGAACAATTGATGATTGTCATCCTTGAAGCATTACATAAAGATGAAGCTGATTTGCTTGTTCGTATATTGAAGAAAGATTTGGGTATCAAATACCTAACGGCTAAAATCTGTAAAGAAGCCTTCCCTGAAATTGACATTCCGGTGTAATTATGAAAGTAGCTGTTGTGACGCCAACAATTGGTAATCCTAAGTTTCGTGATTGCCTTAAAAGTGTAGAAACTCAAACTTACCATGACCTAATTCATTATGTTTTCATTGATGGTTATCTTCCATCAGCTACAAGAATGACTCTTGGTTATAGTAAGGTTAGAACAATCACATTAGAAGAAAATGTTGGCAAGGGCTGGTATGGGCATCGTGTATACGCTGCCTGTTCCTTCCTTGTTAATGCTGATATCATTTGTTACCTTGATGAGGACAATTGGTATGATCCATGTCATGTGGAAAAACTAGTTAACAAAATTAAAGAAGGTAATGATTGGGCTTATTCCCTAAGAAAGATATACGACAAAGATGGCAAATACCTCTGTGATGACAATTGCGAATCACTAGGTAAGTGGCCAGTATACTTTAATGACCAAGTACATCATATCGACACCTCATCGTTTGCAGTTAAGCGTGATGTTGCTGTTAAAATTGGTCATGCATGGTACGCACAATGGGGTGCTGATAGGCAATTCTTTACTAATCTAAAAAGTCATTTCCCAAAGTTTGCTTGTACCAATGCACACACAATGAATTACCGATTAGATGGAAATCCAAACTCCGTTACCAAAGAGTTTTTTGAAGAAGGTAACAGAATCAATAGTGAGAAGTATAATGGTGTTTTCCCATGGATATCAGATAGAACACCATTGAATGTAGGTCCAGGAATTACAATTTTAACTTAACGAATTCTCTAAAATCTAAATAATCAAAAGTGATAGGAAAAGAATGAAGCACAGTTATGTACAAGAAGAGTTTTTACCAGCAGAAGATAAGATTCAGCTTAAGTTTTTGCAAAATAGTACCCACTACCTTTCTGGTGATATTGAAGAAGATAATGTAAAGAAAGCTATACAATGGATCATGTATGAAAATATGTGTTCTCATGTAAATGGTAAAGAATTGAAGTTGTATATTAATTCGTTTGGCGGTGATTTATATCAGGCCTTTGCTTTGATTGATATTATGCGTACCAGTCAATATCCTATTGTTACTATTGCCACAGGATCAATCATGTCCGCAGCCTTTCTAATCTTTGCTTGTGGCACAAAAGGAAAGAGATACGTTTCACCTAACACAGGTATCATGTGTCACCAATTCTCGGATGTTATGGAAAATAAGTACCATGATATCAAAGCAGCAATGAAAGAAGCTGAGTATTGTAATGAACGAATGATGAATATTTTGCGAGATGCCTCCGGTTTGGAATCTCGTACCATCAAATCAAAACTCCTTGGACCAAGTGATGCATACTTTACACCACAGGAATTAATTGAATTAAACATTGCAGACCATATTTTAGGTTAGTCACATGATAGTCGGCGGTTCTAAGATTGAAAAAACTCAAAAATCTAAGTTTAAAAAAAACATAGATAGAGAAACACTTAAACAGTTTCGTAAGAAACACAAAGACAAAGCAACGTATCGTATGCTTAAAGATGAGGAAGAAAATGTTACTTAAAGAAATCGAAATGAAAATTGCTAAGTTAGAAGTTCTAATTGACAACAATATTGGTGATTTGGAATCTATGCGCCGTGAATTGAACCGCCTGAAATTACAGGCATTTGAGGAAGATATAAGGGAATCTGGAGAGCAACAGCTACTAAAAGGGTAGTGTTGTTTTAATACAACAGAGGGCTTGACACCAGCCACCATTAGTGTATAATGGTGGTATGGAAATTATCAAAGAAATCACCGTTTGGGACTGCGATTATAAAGTCCCTAATAATACCTACTTGCTCAATAATAAAGGCAAATTAATCGCCTATATTAAAGAGGGCGATAGCATTATTAATCAATTAAAAACTCCACTAGAATTTAGTAAGTCTAGGCGGAAGTTTATTAAAATTCAGCATGATGGATTATCAAAATTAATAAAAGACGAAAAGAAGGATAATACTAAACGTATTATTCCTAAAAATGTTCAATTATTTAATGTAAATTCAAACGATAAAGACTATACTGTAGAAGTTACGGATAACCGTTATTTTTCATGCAGCTGCGTTGGTTTTGGTTATCGCGGTAAATGCAAACACATTGAGGCTGTGAAGGATTCATTATGATTTATACTAGTACCAAATCGCCAAAAAAGTATATTAAAAATAAAACCAAAAAAGAAATGGCAGAATATAATGATTGGCTTAAAGAAATCAATAGTATTAAGACTAACTTTACCAAGTCTAAGAAATCTTTAGTATCTACTAAACGACCTAATCTTGGGGTTGTTTTAGCTAGTCGCAAAACCCCCGACTATCCCTCTGTAGGAACGTCTGTAGGAACGGCGACCAAAAAAGTTGAGGGGGTCGTATACACAGGGTCTAAAATGTTGGGGATAGGCACGCTACACAAGTCCAATGCAGTTCCTATCTTTACAGAGGAAGAAGCAAAAGACCAGGCAACGATGCGGAGATAGTGTTGTTTTTTTACAACACTACCAGATAATCCTTGACACCTACCATGGTTCGTGTATAATGGTACCTGTTGATTAAAAAAAGGAAGTATTTTGAAATTATTATCTACGGGCAATCCCAAGACCCTCAAGGGTCAATCAATTGGATATTTGACTTTTATCTTGCATTTAGCACCTGCTGATTTGTCAGGTTATAACACCTGTCCAAAAGCAACCGCTGGTTGCACCGCAGCTTGCTTGAACACCGCAGGTCGTGGCGGTATGTTCAAAAAAGGCGAAACAACAAACGCCATTCAAAAAGCACGAATCCGTAAAACAAAAATGTTTTTCGAGGATCGTATTACATTTATGAATTTATTGGTAAAAGACATTCAATTAGGAATTAAACAGGCTGCAAAAAAAGGCCTGATTCCTGTTTTTCGTTTGAACGGTACTTCTGACCTTTCATGGGAGAAGTATGAGGTTCTTGTGAATGAACAATCATACACCAATGTTTTCATGGCATTTCCTGAAATACAATTCTACGATTACACCAAGGTTCTTGGTCGTAAAGTAAAAGCTTTTAAAAATTACCACCTGACGTTTTCGGCAGCTGACGGTAATGACGTTGATGTTAACCGTGCTATGTTCGAAGGTTATAACGTGGCTACAGTTTTCGGTCTCAAGAAAACAGTACCAATGCCTGAATTTTACATGGACACTCCTGTGTTTAACGGCGATGAATCAGACCTCCGTTTCTTGGATCCTAAAGATGTTGTTGTCGGTCTGTATGCAAAAGGCAAAGCCAAGAAAGATACAACCGGTTTTGTGAAATACGTTCCTAACGGACCATCGACATTTAGCAAGTTTATGCCGATTCCTAAGTTTCCAACAATTATGATGGCAATGGCAGCATGATTAACCTAACAACCATTAGGTATAGTACCAATGATTGCCAAAAAACTGCTTGACTTACAGGCAGTATTGTGATACCATGGTAGTTATTAATAATTAAATTGGAGTTTTATATTATGGCAAAAGTAAAAACAGTTAGATTAAATCATACTCAAAAAGTATTAACTGTAATGATTTCTGGTAAGGTTGTAACAACGGAAGAAATTGGAATCCTATTGGGTGACCAAATTCAAATGTATAAATTGTCGACCTATATGTGGGCAATCAAAACAAAAATGCGTGGTATAATTAAAGTTATCAAAGACGGTCGTAAAGTTGCTGGCTATCAGCTAGTGAATGTCGATGAATTGAAACAATATATGCGCCGTGCTGGCATACACAATACTACAGCAGAAAAACCTGTGGCCAGTTTGCAAGAATTGGAAGCAACCGAATTGCCTGACACCGAAGAACCATCAACAATGACAGTTACTAAAATTGTCGAATCAGTTTAACCAACATAATAGGATTTAAAATGTATATGTTAAATTACTACGTTCTATGGAAAAAAATCACTGGTGTTTTCCAACCGTGTGTTACTCCTGATTATGAGTATCAAGATTTGACCGATGTTGTTCATAATTGGGTTCAAGCGAAGTGAACATCTTTTACTTACATCACGATCCAAAGATTTGTGCAGAAATGCACAATGACAAGCATTGTATTAAAATGATACTGGAATATGCACAGCTCTTATCTACTGCTCATCGTGTTCTTGATGGTGATGAATCTGTACAGAAATCTTTTACTGGTCGCAATGTCAAAAGATGGATTTTATCGGATGCTCGTGAATCTGTCATGTACAGCGCTACTCACATTAATCACCCTTCCGCTGTTTGGGTAAGAAAATCTATTGGTAACTATTTTTGGTTATCAAATCTTTTGGTAGATTTGTGTAAAGAATATACCTATCGTTATGGTAAAGTTCATAAATGTGAGCGTGATGGATTGGTACAGATGTTACATGATTGTATACCTGATAATCTGCCATCAATTGCATTTACAGAACCTACTCCGGCTATGCCTGATGATATTAAGATTGCCGGAGATTCTTTGGCATCGTATAGGAATTATTACATAAGTAATAAGCAGCACCTAGCCTCATGGAAAGGCAAAGTGAACAGTCGTAATATTCCGGAGTGGTTTAATGCCAACTTATAGATTTATTGATACCAAGACAAGTGAAGTTTTTGAATCTTTTATGAAGATATCAGAAAGAGAAAAGTACCTTCTTGAAAATCCACATATTGAAACTGTGATGACAGCACCTGCTATTGTTTCATCATCAGGTGGTTCTCCAGACCAAAAGGCTGGTGATGGATGGAAAGAAGTTTTATCAAAGGTTGCAGAGGCACACCCGAGCAGTACCGTTGGTGAAAGATATTATAAAAAATCTATCAAAGAAGTTAGAACCGCACAAGTCGTTAAAAAGCACGTTGACCGTATTACCAAAAGAAATAGAAATAAATGATTTTTACACATGAGAAGTTACCTGAATTAGATTTTGAGTTGGAAGCAAAGACAACGGAATCTGGTCGTTTATATTATACGCCTTCAGGTAAAGCATACCCGTCAGTAACAACAGTCCTTGGTTCTATGAACAAAGATGCTATTGATGCATGGCGCAAACGGGTTGGTGAAGAAGAAGCCAACAAAGTATCAGGTCGTGCCTCACGCCGAGGAGAAGCTTTGCATTTGGCCTGTGAAAAATACTTACTCAATGAAATGAGTGATTTAAAAATTCGCAATATGATGCCAAATATTAAAGAGTTGTTTTTTCAATTGCGTCCCGAATTGGACAAAAATATCGGCAAGATATATGCAATTGAACAACCACTTTATTCTGACAAACTGAGAATTGCTGGTCGTGTTGATACTATTGCAGAATGGAATAAAAGATTATCAATCATAGATTATAAAACGTCATCGAAAGAAAAATTAGAAGAAAATATTCTAAGCTATTTCCTACAATGTACGGCTTATGCGGAGATGTTTGAGGAATTGACCAACAAGACAATTGATACTTTGGTTGTTGCCATTGCAGTAGAAGGTGGGCAACCACAAATCTTTGTTAGGCAAAAGTATATGTACCGTACCCAATTATTGTCGTTTTTAGCGAATTCACCCTTGACTAAAATTGCGAAGTGATATATAATGGTTGCATGGTTGTAATCCCTTCAAAATGAAGGCAAGTTGGACGGCGGTGCAAATCCGCCCACCTCCACCTAAGAGTATCAGACAGTATTCTTAGGTGGGGGTGTATTCAGTATTCGACAGCTTGAGATAGTGGAGACGGCAACTCGGTAGGCGATGACCGCAAATCAAGCAAAAACCATAAAAGCAAACGATAATCGCTTTTTGATGGCTGCGTAAGCATAACCATCTGAGTTTTGGTAGTTGAACTTGGAAACAGAATCAACTATCACTTTTGTAGTTTCACACACAGTAGTTACACACACTAAGGAGAAGTAAAATGAGTTTAAATCCATATGAAGTACGCTTAGAAGTTTTGAAGATGGCAGCAGGAATGCTTAATGATGAATATTATGGCAAACGTCAGGTAATTGATGAAAATTTTCACACACAGGTTGCAACCTCTCGGGAAAATAATACTACACCACCATCACATCCTGGATTTCCTGATTTTCCAACAGAAGAAAAGATTCTAGAAAAAGCAAACAAACTTTATAAATTTATTGATCCGAAATAATTTGTTGGGTTTTTGTTAGGTTGACCCTGTATCATAATAACCTAACATTCTTATTAACTTTGGAGTTTATAAATGAAAAAAGTACTTTTGATTGCAACACTTTTGGCAGCATTTAACGTAGCTGCTTTTGAAGTTGGTGTTAATGGTGGTGCTGTTACTGGTAGTGCATCAGGTGGTTTAGCTGGTGTTACCGCTGGTCAGAAATTTGACAAACTAGGTTTAGAAGCTGGATATGGTCAAGCATGGTTAAATGGTTCTACTCAGAATCGTTGGTCTCTTACTGGCTCATATGATTTATATACTACGAACAGTTTGGTAGTTGCTGGTAAAGTTGGTTATGTATACCTCAACAATCAAAGCGCTACAAGTGGTTCAGCAGGGACTGTTGGTCTCGGTTTGACTGTACCATTTACAAAGTCGGTTGCAGGAACACTTGACTATGCATATCAATATGCTGAATCTGGCGTTACTCAATTTAATGGTAGTGTCATCACTGCGGGTATCAAGTACAAGTTCTAATTTAATTCAGTTTGGCAGTTCTGTTGAAAAACTGTCATTTCAATTTTTGTAAGGATAAAAAATAATGCGTGTGTATAGCAACAAATACCGAAACCATTGGTTAAGTCCTTACACCATACTGGAGAAAGTATTTTTCTGGCGTGAGATTGATTATAAAGAACCGCTTATTGATAAGTGGTCTGACCGACTACATCCAATCTGTGAAGCTCTTCGAAAAGTTCTAGATGTAGTACATCCAAAAATCGACTATGTGAAGATTGATTATTGGGATACTTGGGGTATGGATAGCACTCTAGCACCAATCATTCTACCAATGCTTAAGCAACTTCGTGACACCAAACATGGTTCACCTCTTGTTGACTTTGAGGATGTTCCTGAGCACCTGCGTACAACAGGCACACAAGAGTATGAAGAACAATCCGTTTTTGATTTTTATAAAGAAGATAAATCATATGACGATGATTACCCAAATATTCATGCTCGTTGGGAATGGGTTCTTGATGAAATGATTTGGACATTTGAACAGAAAGTTGATGATGATGCCGAAGGTAGATTTTTCGACCATTCGGAATGTGATGATAAATTTCCTTGGGATAATGATAGTAATTATCAAAGTAAACTCAAGGTAGATTGGGTTGGTCTAAAGGCTTGGCAAAAGCGCAAAGAAAACGGATTTCGCCTGTTTGGTAAGTATTACGAAGGTCTTTGGGACTAATCATATTTTTTTATAATTAAACAGGAGTTATATTATGGCTGTAGTACAATTGAGTGTTAATCAGATTTCTAATCCAGCAGATCAAAAGAAATTGTTGGATGTTCTCAAAGAATGTTCTGGTGCAATGACACGAATGGAAGGTGAAAAGGACTATATCAAAGAGTCTGTAACCGCCATTGCAAAAGACCTGCAATTACCTAAACGATTAGTTAGCAAACTAGTTAAAGTTTATCATAAGCAAAACTATGATGAAGAAGTTGCTACGCATGAACAATTTGAATCGTTATATGAAACAATTGTTAAGTGAAAATAATGCCAACTAAAGATGAAATGATGAAGTTTGCAGTAGAGATTGAAAAGTTGATTTCTGGTACCGACTACAATTACATTGAGGCTATCGTTGAATATTGTAGAAAGACTGGCTTGGAAATCGAACCTAAAAGGCAAAATTGAATGTAATGCAATTGAATTTAATTTACTGAAGAATAAAAGTCCACGTCTACCAATATGATGACAGGTTATGAAGCCTTCTCTATATACAACGGATTGAAGTTACATTTTACCCAAAAATCTTATGACTATCTAAAGTATAATGGGAAAAGTAACGTCAGCGTTGTTACGTTTGAAAACCGTAAGGATAAATTCTCCTTTTATAAATTATCCCGTAAGCATCCAATTAAAGATGATTACATCAATTTTCTTGTGGCTAATCTTTTGGAAGATAGCAAAGTTTGGGTTGGTACTCTACTAGCTGAAGAGTGTGAAGTTATCTATAGGCAAAGACAGAAGGTTATACAATCAATGTCTTACACCTTTGAAAATGAATGTAGTACCTTGTTCTCAGTCTATAAGAATCCAAACGATGTTTTGGTGACGAATGGAGACTATCCAGTACTCTTAACTAAAGCTTTGCGTAAAGAGATATCTCCAGAGACACTAATCATCCTAAACAGAATCCTTAATTTCTTGCCCATGTGGAACAAAAGAATTTCGGATACTATCCGTTGGCCTGACTATGAGATGAAATTGACCAAGTATGCCGCATTTCTTATGTTAGATGATGTAAAATACAAGTTGATTTTGAAGAAGGTTATATTATGATTTGTAATCCACCCACTTGGAAGAAGCATATATACTAGTATATCATGCATCATG